GGCAGAAACTCAGGCGCCGCCCTGTCAGGCCACACCTGGTCGTTGAGGTATTCTGCATATTTGTACAGAGTGCTCAGCGCACCAGCGACAACGCGGTTGAGCACGCCGACCAGGCTGTTGCGCACGCGGGCCAGCACGCCCGGCAGGCGGCTTTCAAACTCGGTTGCGCCCTTTTCGATCAGCTGCGGGAGCGTGTCGCGTTCAAGCGGCATTTAAAAGCCCTCCCCGGCAAGACGCCAGACCTGGCGGGCCTGGTCAAACTCAAAGCGCAAGCTGCGGGACTGGCCGTTGACCTGGAACTTGATCAGCGCCGCCAGCCAGCCGGTGCGCGGTATGAAGGCCGTCACCGTGATGGCCGAGGCGAGGCCGTCATCAAGCATCCATTGCAGCGCCTCTTCGCAGTACTGCTTGCAACGCAGTACCACGCCAGGCAGTTGCTTCTCGCGCTCCAGCAGCCACAGGCGCGAGCCGGTCAGGTGCTGGTTGTCCGCAAAGGCGTCGGCCCACCAGCCGCGCCGGTCTTCGCCGGCGTTGACCTCGTAGGCCGCAGCCAGACGGTCGCACAGCAGCGAGACCAACACCGCGCTGGCCAGCGTGTCCTCGGCCGCCAGGTCTGTGCCATCGACCGCAATGTCGAAGGCCTGCAGCTGCGGGTTGTAGATGAGTGCCAGGTCCATCGTGCGAGTGTGAGTAAAAAGGTGTTTTATGTCGATGAAAACGGTTTAATCAGACCGGCGTGCCGGTCTGTGCCGCGCCTGCCTGCACGCCGCCGTGGACATGGCCCTGCAGGGAGATGCCGGCACCGGTCACATTGCCCACCGCAGTGATGGCGCCGGTGACGTGTAAGTCAGCCTCCACACGGACCGTGGGCGTATTGATGAAGCGGATGTCCTGCCCTGCGCCATCGATCACGATGCCGTCACGCGTCAAATGCACCTTGTGGCCGAGATCGTCGTAAACCACCACTTCGCCATTTGGCAGACCCTTGACCCGATAGCGCCGGTCATCCACATTGATGACCACGGTGTGGCCGGTGCTGCCGCCAATCGCCAGCGCAATGCCCTCCGCGCCGGCATGCGGCACGCTCGTGAATCCATAGTGCTGGAAGTGCTCTGCATCGTCGGGCGTCTGGCCGGCCAGCAGCGTGACCTGCAGCGCCTGCAGCTTGGCGGCATCATTGACCAGGCTGATCACAGCGCGGCTGATCATGCCCCGAACGCGGTCGCCGATGCTCATGGTGCGCCCCTGGTGTCGCGCGGGTTCGGTGGCGCCAGCTCCCAGCTGGGTGTGAAGCCGTCGCCCTTTTTCTTTTTCTCTTTCTGGGTTTTGTCGCTCAGCTTCGCATTGAGCTTGCTGCGGCCGATGCCTTCCACCAGCTGGAAGGCCTCCGGCCGGGCAAAGGTCAGGTCAGTGACTCTGCCCTGCTCGGTGAACTGGTAGCTGCAGCTCACAATCAGCAGCTCCCTGTCGATGTTCATTCGGTCACTGGTCACATGCACCAGCGTGTTGGGCTGCCACAGCGCGCCCTCCTGGCCGTCCTTGCCGGTACGCCAGCCGACCACGGTGCAGCCACCGCGCTTGCCGCGGCCCATGCGCACCTTCACCTCCCAGGCGGCGCGGTCGGCCAGGGACTTGTTGCTGGTGCCGTGCTCGGCAATCACGACCAGCGGCCGGTAGCGGTTGATTTCCGCGTCCTTGGCGGACGCCTTCAAGTGCGCGGCGGCCGCGCCGTTTTCCTGGTCATCACCCGGCACCTGGCCTTTGAGAATGATCTCGCTGTGGCGTTCTTTCCAGGAGTGCTTCGAATTGAACTTCGTCATGTTCACGCCTTCCTGCAGAATCACGCCGCTGCTCACCGTGCTGGCGGTCGTGATCAGCAGGTTGCCGTCTGGCGTGCTGGTGACCAGCACCGCCCGCAGCCGGCAAGCCCGGTCGATCGCGTCGAACGCCTTCTCGCCTTCTTCCAGGGCAAAGCGCTTGAACACGTCGCCGGTATCAAGGCCCGGCGAAACCACCACCTTGATCTTAAAGGGCTCTGCAATGTCGGCCACGATCTGCTCAAGCTTCACCCCGCGCCACTGGCCGCTTTTGTAGATGGCCGAGCAGTCCACCAGGTCGGCCGTCTTGTCACGGCCTGACAGGCGCACGCTGGAACTGGTCGCAGTGTCGTCGGTTTCGTAATCGTCGGTGTAGCCCGATATCACCAGGTCATCGCCCAAGCGTACCTCGCAGGGCAAGCCCTCACGCAACTGCATCGGCACATCAACGCCGGGGTAGCGGCTGGTCAGCTGCAGCACAAAGCCGCCCGCGATCTGCTCAATGCCGCGCTGCACCTCCAGGCGCGTCCAGCCGCCATAAGCCTTGCCGTCAATCAGCAGCGTGCATTCGTTTTGGCCGGTCATCACCGCAGCACCTCCAGCGGCCGCGCCGGCACAAAGGCCGGGTGCGCCACGCCATTGCGCGCCACCAGCTCATCGGCTCTGGCCGCGTCCTGGTAGATGCGGTGCGCCAGCACCACGGCAGGCAGCACGGCCTGCGGCGTGTAGGTAGACCGGCGCCGCAAGAACTCGCTGCGCGCGGCCACGTCACGCACCACGGCCGCGCGCATGGCGCTCAAGGTCTTGGCGACGGCTGCAGGCGGGTCGTTCACCTCCAGCTCGGCATCGATCTGCGCCACCAGGGCATCGCGCAGCGCGGTGGCCTGGTCGCTGGTGGCCACCGCGTCGGTGTTGGTAATCGCCACGGCCAGCAGGCGGGCCTGGTTGCTCAAGCTCAGCCGGCGCTGCAGATCGGCCCTGGCGGTGTCATTGGACAGGCTGCGCGCGCGGCTGGAGCCGCTCAAGGCCACAGCCGGCGAGCGGGTGTTGCCGCCAAATACATACTGCAGCTCGGCGATGGCCGAAAGCGGCCGGCTCACCTCTTGCACTAGCTGGGCATAAATGCCGCGCAAGCTTTGCACCAGCACCACGGGCGTGCGGATCAGCGCCGCCAGGTTGCCGGTCAGGCCGCCCACCAGCCGCACGATGGTGGCCAGGCCGCCAACGCTGGTGGCCAGCCGTGCCGTCTCCAGCAGGCCGGCCACGCTCGACGTCAGGCCCTTGATCGCCTCGGTGGCCAGCACGCTGATGCCCTCGACGGAGAACTCTTCCGCAAAGTCCGCCTCGGCCGCATCGTCGGCCGCGTTGGCGCTGATCTCGACCTGCGAGACCGTGTCGTCCACCGACTTCGGGAAGTTGTTCGCAGCGTCCTCGACGAAGGTGACCGTGATGCGCGCCATGCCGCCACGGTCAGGCGACTCCTTCACGCCGGCATCGCCATCGACCGACACCGTCAGCGCGCCGTAGCGCGGGTGGATCAGCTCGCCGGGGCCCTTGGCCTCCAGCGCCTCGATCAGCGCATTGCGCTCGGCGAAGTAGTTGTCGCCGATGACGTACAGCTCGACGGCGTAGCGCCGCGCCTTGCGGCCCAGATCGTCAACGTAGGGCTGGTCGCGCTGCGGATATTCATTGACCTGGTTGCGCCGGCCCACGCGGATCTCGGCGTCCACCGTGCGAAACGGCACACCGCGAAAACTGCCGGCCACCAGCTGCCTGCCGTCTGGCAGAGTGATGCGGCCCATCTCATCGCGCCAGGCCATTACTCACCCGCCCCGCGCATGGTCTGGCCCAGGGCGTTCATCCGGGTGCCGGTAAAGGGCTTTGCTTCTACCTGCACGGCCAGGTTCGGGTTGCCCAGCGCGCGGATCGTGATCTCGCCGCCGACCTTGCTGTTCTTTAAAGCGTCATTGATGGCCACCGAGCGTTTGGCCTCCTCATTGCCAAACAGGCTCATGAAGCGCGCCACCAGCTCGCCAATGCCTTCGCCGCCCTTGTTGCCCTCCAGGCCGTATTTGTAGATGCCCGTGCCCACGCCGTAGCCGGCAGCGCCAGCCAGGCCCACGCCGGCCGCCGTGTAGCCCAGGCCGGCCACGCCCAGCTTGGATGCGCCGGCCAGCGGTGCCAGGGCGGCGATTGTCTTGAGCCGGGTCAACACGCTCACGGCCGCCGCGCCGCCCGCAGCCGCACCTCCCACGCCCAGCGCGCCGCCGCCGCCACCGTTCATCTCGGCCCAGTTTGTCACATAGACAGGCGTCACGCCGGCAGCGGCCTGCAGGGCCTTGCCCTGGGCCACGCCTGCAGCCACGCCGCCCGTGCGGCCGATCAGCTTGCCCACAACACCAGGCACGATGCGGGACAAGGCGTAGACGCCAGCAGCGCCGGCCGCCGCGCCGCCCGCAATCTGCCCACCGCTCAACTCCAGACCACCCTGGGCCTTGCTGTTGAGCAGGTACTTGATCGCGCTGGCAATCGTTTCGTTGATCGGCCGGGCAAACCCTTCGGCCGATTCGCGCAGCGTGTTCTTCAGGCGCGAGGCCTGGTCGGCTGCGTTGGCAATGGCGGCCGGCAGGTCGCGCTGCAGCGTGCCGCCCGCAGTCTTGATCTCTTCCTCGAATTTGCGGATCTCACCCAGGCTCTTGCCGTTGAGCAGCGCAAAAATGCCGCGCTGGGTGTCCAGGTCGGTTTTGCCAAAGGCCTTGTTGATGTACTGGAAGCGCTGCGCGTCGGTGGTCAGCTTCACAAAACCCTTGCGCATGTCTTCCAGCACCGTGATCGAGTCGCGCCGGCTACCGTCCTTGCCGAAGAACTTGACGCCCGTGGCCTTCTCGGCGTCCTTGGCATAGGCGGCATTGGTGAACAGCCGCAGGGTCGAATCAGCCAGGGTGGCCAGGCGTTCGGGCTGGCGCTCGATCTGCGACAGGCCCTCAATGAAGGCCAGCGTCTTGTCAAAGCTCATGCCCGCCGATTGCGCGCGCGACGCGACACGCGGGAAGATCGTCGAAAGGTTCTCCAGCTCGGCATTGCCCAGCCGGCCGGCGACAGTCATGCGGTCGAGCATGCTGGTGGCAACACCGGCCTTCGCGAGATCAAAGCCATAGTTGGCAGCGCCCACCGTCAGCGCGCCGCTCAGAGAGTCTTCATTCGCGCCGGTGACCGCCTTACCCAGGCTCACAGCCTTGGTGGCCTCCAGCGCTTCCTTGTGCTTGAGACCGGCCTGGATCAGGTTGTTGTAGCCCGCCAGCGTGTCCTCGATCGCGCCGCCGTTCTTTTTGATCAGCGTGAACATCTCGCGGTAGGCTTCGCTCTGCTCCGCGACGGACGCGCCGGCCGTCAGCCGAACCTGGGTGAGCTTTTTCTCCAGCAATGCCGCGTTGCGAGCGGTCTGCACCAGCCCCACACCCAGGCCCAGCGATGCAAGTTGCCCCTGGGTGGACTGCATGAAGCCCCTGAGCCGCTGGAACTCAGCCCGCGCGGCGTTGGCAAAAGCGCGGGTGCCCTGCAGCGCCTGTTGCGTGGCGCGCAGATAGCTGGCTGCACTGCCATCTATTCGGACGCCGACAACGTAGGTGGTGCTCATGATTCAGGTGGTTTCGTGAGGATGTTCAGGTACAGCTCAAACTCTGCCAGCGGCAGGCTCAGGATCTCCGCGCGGCTCCAGTGAAACTTAAGGGCTATCAGGGCAACCCCGCCAAGCTTGTCCTTGTGCTTGGCTACGCGTCTTCCCCCAGGCGGTCGGCCTCCGCCAGCGCGGCTGCAATTTCACCGAAGCGGGCCGGACTCATGTCCATGAAGTGGCTCGCCACGAACGGGCCGGTGAACTCGCCCGCGCGCACGATCTGCAGGCAGGCCATCTGCACGTTGAAAGAGTTCGGCTGAAAGCTCGATGCC